ATGTAGAATTGAGCTTCCCTAGAATCAGAAACCTTCTTGCCCTGCTGACGTGCAATGGTTTTCGCCGTCCGCGCAGCATAATCCTTGGTTTGTGTAGATGGATTAAACGCCATCTTTAAATCAGCAAAGAATCCCATGTCTCGGTCCTCGTACCTTGTTTACAACTACTCTAGCCTATAATACCTCTTTTGCCAAGGTAACTAAGCCGCCCTTGCGAAATGCTTCTACTTTCTTCGAACGAAAGAGATTACGCAAATCTTCCGTAATTTCTATGCCCAAGACCTCTTGCTCTATCACATTGTCGCCGTCTTGAGTTAGAGTTTCAATCTTACGCTTCTCTAATCTTGGTAACTTAACATCGTTTTGTTTTTCAAGCTGCTGCATGATCTTATTAAAAGTTTTTGGTACAATCTGATCGTAGTATTGTTTTTGTCCACTCTCTTTACCGTAAGTCATTTCCTTTGCCATCTTTCCAGTGCCAAGAGTAAAAAACTCCGCGTCTGTGTCCACGGCTTGCTGTAACGCTTCCTTAATACCCATCCTCGTTATACGATCAGTCTGATAAATAGAACCAACGCCCACGTCATCGATGTTCGTTTCATTTGCGTAATCCAAAACTTTTTGTATCAAATCTGGAGTAACTATGTTAGCACCACGTTCAAACTTACCAAATCTTTCCATTTTAGTGTCGACAAGCATATCCCTGAACTCGTTCTCAAAACTTGTTAGGACTTGAGCACCCGGTCTAATAAGTTCGCCAGTGTCTGAATCGTAAAGATTATAAAAATCATAAAGATTGCCCAACTCATTATCTACCTGGTCTAACAATCTTTTCATACCCGGAGCAGCGTCATCTCGGGCAGCACCATTAGATATTAACCTGTCTGCTCTTCGAAGAAGTTCTATTCTCTTAATCGAATCTCCAGCAACTTTATCTGCTTCAAAACCACGAGCACCCACCGTAGGATGTATAAAACTTAAATTCCTGTTGGTTTCTCTCGATGCTTTGTCAACATTCAAAACTTTATCTTC